ATCAGAACGCGCGTTTACGACAAAGCGGGTCACGTAGCAGAGCAGGCCTTTGCTGAGAATGGTGAGCAGTTCGCCAAATTCATTGAGGAGATATCGCCACGGGTGCGCAAGCCGCTCCACCACATTCTATTTGAAAGCCTTGGGCAGATAGTAGGTAGGGGGCGGCGTAATGTCGTTAGTAATGCCCGGTATGGCTACGTTCTGCCCAATGTGGTGGGCTTTCCCACTGCCCTATTCAAGCAGATGCTCACACCCATCCTGACCAGTGGCCTAAAAGAAACCGGTGACATCATGGAGCGCCTGCTCATCCGGCGCACGTTTGGCGGTGGCCTGACTACCAATGATGGGGTGTATTACAGTGGCAAGCAGCTCAATGATTTAGGTGAGCAGCTGGGCCTTGGGTACACAGCAGTAGAGTCAGGCCGAGTGGGCAGCCTTGCAGGTGACCTACTCAGGGACGCGCGCAGGGCAGCAGAGGGACCAGTAGCCGGCGCAGTCAAGCGAGAGCTGGACCCGTTCGATAAGTCATTCTGGACCCGTACCGCTGAGGCTGTTGAGGTTTCATTTCGTCAGGCAGCCTTTGAAGCGCAGCTGCTGAAGGGGCAGACCCCTGACCAGGCTGCTGAGTTCGCACGTCGGGCCTTCTTTGAATACGACAGAGTGCCTGAGATTGTGCGGACGGGCATCATCGGGCAGACATCAGGCACAGCAGCGGCCAACTTCCGCCTGTATGTCGAGCTGTTGCAGGCCATCGCCACAAACCCCAGCAAGGCCCGGCTGGTGCTGAAGGCCAAGATGCAGCAGGCAAGGGCGCAAGACCCCCACAACCTGCATGGAGACAAGGCCCTAAAGTCCATCGGCCTGGTGGACGTTGGGAACGGCACATACTTTGGGCCAGAGGTACCCCTGTTTGCATCTGCTGAGATGGCGCTTGGGATGGCAAGGCAGGCAGACCTTCTGGTAGCTGACCTGAGGACAGCCATGGAAGCAGCCAAGCAGACCGGGGCAACAGTGGATGAGGTGGTCTATGACGGCAACGTCATCACACGCAGCCTGGTGGATGAGGCCCAAGCTGCTGTAATGGACGCAGCTGCCCAGTTCGCTGAGGGTGAGGCATACGCTACTCAGGGCATAGATGGCGCTGACCCCATCAGTGATGAGCAGATGTTCTGGGCTGCTGCCCTGTATGCGCACCACTCAGACCAGGACCGTGAGATTGGCGCGTATGACTGGTTTGAGACCTTGTTCCAACCCACAGACATCCCACCGCCTGAGGGCATGGCCAACAAGACCCACCCTGAGTTCTGGTCTAAGGCTCCCAAGGGTACGCCTCATGTGCTGTGGGGACGCGATGAGCGAGGCCTGCCTCTCTACAAGGTTTTTGAGATGAGTGAGCAGGGCGCCAAGGTGATGAAGGTCTTGCGAGCTGCTACGCCGTCTGCCATTGAGATGGGTCTGGTGACCGGTTCAGCTGCCTTGGAGCTGAAGCCAGGCGCACAACCTGAGATGATTTACGGTGGTGCTGAACTGCCTGACACGGTGGCTGAAGGTGTAGCGGGCAGCCTGCTGGGGCGCGCCCCTGAGTCAGACCGTGAGGCCATCCGGCGCAGACAGATAGCAGAAATACAAGCCATTCAAACAGCCCAGTAATGTTAAACTGTTGGCGGTTAGCCGTCCGCGCATGAGGAGGAGCCAAAAATGCCCACCAGAATCACACACTTTCTGCACCACAGCCCAGTCACGGGTGACCAGAGCGTGCTCACCAACTTCAGCACTGGTGTGGTCCATGCCCATGACCTCCAGGCCTATCTGCCTGACTTCCAGCGTCTCAGCCGAAACTACCGGGGCATTGTGCAGGGCATCACGGTGAAGGTCACAGGCAGCACCAGCCCCACCAAGGTGACCATCCGAGTCTGTGCAGATGCTGCAGGTGATGAGGTCTTGGTGCCAGACACTGAGGCTGACCTGGTGGCAGGGGTGACCACTGCAGGCACCAAGTCCGCGACCTTTCGCGTTGACTTGCCACTGTGGCAGGACCAGGCCGGACCAGGCAACGGCACGCTGTACCTGTTCGCCAAGGTCGACAGCGCCACAGGCACACCCAAGCTGACAGCCACAGACATCTTCTGGCAGGAGTGACCCGTGCCTATCACTCCATGCTTTGACCCCACAACGGGAGCCAGTGGCGGAGCATCAGGTGGAGCAGCTGCAGTGGTCACACCACCCAGCCCCACGTCTGAGTCTGTTGCCAGTGGCAGCGCCCTGAGCGCCAAGACCTTTGGTGCGTTCACAGACCCGTCTGGGGTCATCAGCAGCCTGCAGGCAGTCACCACCAATGCAGATGGCTCAGCGAGCTGGTCAGGCAGTGGGCTGGGTGCCTACACTCCGAGCAGCAGCGCAGGCGATAGCGGCACGCTTAGCCTCAATGCCAAGGACGCAGCAGGCAACATCGTAGCTACTGCAGTGCACAGCTATGACCGGGCAGCTGCGTCAGTGGGCAGCTGGGTCACCCTGAAGGACCTAAACCTTACTGACCTCAACACGGTCAGCGCCATCACATCAGGCACCAGCACCCTGGCCTTCGCCTCATCAGGCGATACCATCAGCGCCACAGTGACACGCTTCTCAGGTGCCAACGGTGATGTGACGCCCACCAACAGCTCGGGCATCCTGATGAATGGAGGCACGGGTAGCGGCACGGTCACACTGTCCATGGACATTGACGCGCTGCTCTCCTCTTATACTCGGGCAGATGTCAGCTCATACGTCTATGCGGTGCACTTGGTGGTCACCAGTGTGGTGTATCCAAACGCCGGTAACAGCGATATTTTCACCGGTCTAAATAAAGGCAACAACACCACGCACAACGCCGGAGAAGCCCGCGGCTATTTCATCACCGATGATGGCGGTAATGGCGATGAAGAGACCCGTGTACGCAGCAACACGAGCAACAGTTCTATCTTGTCTACCACTGCCATTAAGACCAGCAGAGTGTTCACATACATTCTGATTGGTGGGGCCATTGTGGAAGTGATGGACACCTCAGGCACTACTCCACCTACCCCGCTACCAGGCGGTTCTGGCACTATAACGGTGGGCGGGGATGCAGTAGGCCTAAACGATACAACGCCCATATACCAAGGTGACGGCCTTAACTGCTACTTTGGGGCAGGCGATAAGACAACTGCAACACTCACACGCCTGCTGGTGCAGAGGTTCCAATGAGCGACACCCTACGACTGGTCGAGATTGCATATTCCGATGACGGTTCTAAGCTGGTGCACATTGAGGGGTGGGGACCGCTGGCTTCTCCCACAATGCAAACCGTAGCAGCTGACGGCATGGAGACCGCCATGGTGACCACTGCAGTGGATACGCCCATTGTGGACGCCACACGGGCAGACATCCAAGCCAGAGCCACAGCAGGCCAGACGCCCGTCCTGAAGTCGCATTTAGATGCACTTGGGCTGACAGCTGCAGTGACCGAGTGGGCACTCACTGATGGATGATGTGACGCTGCTGCAGTTGGCCACAGGCCCTACCAGCTCGCTCATTCTACTGCTTGGGCTGTGCTTGGGCGTCTGGCGTCTGACGACAAACACCATCATTCCAGCAGTGAGCAGGTGGGTGGACGTTCACCTGTCCAACACTGAGGCCCTGATTGAGTCGCACAACCGCGACCGTGACGCGTGGCTGGAGTCCATGACAGCGTGCCGTGAGCAGGGTGACCGCATTGAGCGGAAGGTAGGCGCGCTGTTTGGCCGTCTGGACGCGCTGCAGAGCAAACAGTGAGCGCCACACTGACAGCGCTGCTGGTGGGTGGGCTGCTGCTGTTTGCAGGTGGTGGCGTCACAGGCTGGGCAGTGTCTCGAAGTGAGACCGCTGACGTGTTGGAGCAGCAGACGCTTCTCATTGCTGACATCCAGGACGCGCAGGCGCGCACCTTGGAGCAGGTCAGTAAGCCGCTGGTGCTTGACGCTGAGCTGCGTGGAGCGCTTGCAGAAGTGCCACCGGCCTGCCTCACTGCTGTGGGTGGTGACCCCATGAGCCCCACCTGCCTGCTGGTGGAGTGCTGGAGACGCGGGCAGTCATCAGCCCAGCGCCCTGAGTGCAGGGCAGTGGAGCAGGCTGTGCTTGCCCAGCTAAAATGTGGGAATTCTGAATGACGTACCGATTTAGTCAGCGCAGCATGGACCGCCTGAACACCTGCCATCCTGACTTGGTGCTGCTGATGACCACAGCCTTGGCAAGCCCTGACTGCCCCAGTGACATCAGTGTGCTGGAGGGGTTTAGGGATGAGGAACGACAGAACGAGATGAAGGCAGAGGGCAAGTCTCAACTGTCATGGCCCAACAGCTACCACAACAAGACGCCCAGCATGGCTGTGGACGTTGCGCCCTACGTGGGCGGTATCTCGTGGGACTGGGCGTACTACTACCCGCTGGCTGACCACATCAAAGCAACGTGGGAGCAGCTGCAGGATGAGGGCCGTGTGAGTGAGCTGCACACCCTGCAGTGGGGTGGGGACTGGCAAAACTTTAAGGACGGACCACACTGGCAGATTGTGAGGAACTAATGCCCCTGAAGCCCGGAAAGTCTGGCAAAGCTGTCAGCGCAAACATCAAGAAGCTCAAGAAAGAAGGCCACAGCCAACGTCAGGCTGTGGCCATTGCCATGAGCAAGGCCAAGAAGACCCAGCCCAAAGGCATCAAGAGCAAGTATTAGAAGGGCATGTCACCGTCTGCAAAGTCGGGCATCTTGCGCCGCTTGGGTGAGTCGTCAGCACGCTGCTGCTTCACCTTCGGGCCAAAGCGCCACATGGTGCACACCACCTCGGGGCTGTAGCGGTCGTCACCATCACGGCCCTGCCACTTCGTGAGACGGGGCTCACCTGCCAGCAGGACATTGCTGCCTCCCTTTAGGTGCTGTGCTGCCTGCTCGGCTTGTTTGCCAAACAGGGTGCAGCGCCACCAGGTTGTGACCTCCTTGTCTCCCCAGCCTTGGTGGGTGGGTACCTTCAGGTTTACCACTGTGGTGCCTTTGGCTGTGGTCCTTACGTCAGGGTCGTCAATCAACGTGCCGCTGATGGTGATAGTTGCTGTTCCCATTTTGTCCTCTCACTTGATGTCGGAATAGTAGCTGGGCAGTTCGATAGTGCGCAGCTCGGGTTGACCTGGCCAATGGCCAGAGGTGTGGCAGGTCTCGAAAGACTCCGCCAATTTTTCATAGAGAAGGTGAGTGTTAATCAGGGTCTGAGACCCAAGCTCAAAGGCAGCAACCTCATGGGGTCCGCTGGTCCGCGCGTAGAGCGCGATGAGCCTGACAGGTGTGTTCATTGCTGCTGAGATGTCAAAGTGCGCAAGGGTCGCATGCATGTAGTGGTAGAGCTGCAGGTGCACCAGCCACTTGCCCATGGTGTGGGTGATGCTGTGCTCATCCAGCTCACTGCTCGTGGTCTTCAGGTCCAGCACAATGATCCCGTGTTCTGGACTGTTGTGCACTAAATCAACCTTGGCTTTGCTCAGGCCAAACAGGCCATTCCAGACCATGGCACGCTCAACCTGGGTGCCAGGGTGCTGCAGCAGCTCACTAAAACCCGGATGGTTGGCAGCAGCTCGGGCAGTGCGCAGGGCCTTCTCATGCTCATCAGCTGTCAGGATGGCCTTACCTTCCTGCTCCTCCGCCCACTCCCGGTATGCCTTGGTTCGCCTGCTGCCATTCTCCCACACCGCGTAGCGCTCAGTGAAGGCCAGGGGCTCAAAAGTCAGGCAGTGGATGGCACTACCCAAGGTCATGGTGGGTGTAGGCGGCTTGGGGTTGGCCTTGGCGTGCTGGTACTTCTGAGGGCTCTTGACCAAATGCTTCAGGCTGGACGCGTTGACAGCATCAAAGGCAAAGTACTCGGCGTCAGACCACAGGGCGGTCTGCTCTTTAGTGGGGTAGCTCATGGGGTTTCTTCCTGCTCGGGATGACGTTGGTTGTGGACATACAGCACAGCAGCAAGGGCCTGCCATGCGTGACCGGTGACCCCTTTGAGGGTCGTGTTGTGTGTGTGGTGGAAGGTGGCCGGGTCATAGAGGTGGCGCTTGATGATGCTGTGCCTGATGGCGGTGTCACTCCTGCCCAGCAGGCTCTTGACCTCACCGCGCATGACAGCCACAGGCCCTATACCCCTGAGTTCTGTGTACTCCAGGAGGCGGCCTACGACCATGGTCGTGTTGATGACTGACCAGCTGGGTGGTCCTGGGTGGGTCTGCTCGATGACCACGGTCGCGTCATCTCCCACTGAGTCAATGCAGTGCCGCACCTCCTCCAGGGTGGCCTTGCTGCTCGCCCAGGCTGCCAGGCCTGCGCCGGTCTTGATGTTTGCGACGTAGAAAACCACGCCGCTGGTGCGCGGCCCTGGGTCTATGCCCAGATAGCAGCGCACATCAGGCCCAAACATCTCACCCAGCGTGTGAAGGTCATCCATCAAATAGACCGGCCTGAGTCGGCGCAGTGCCACCACCCTGCCTGATGAGGTCAAGGATGACCTGCAGCTTACACTTCTCGTTGCGCAGGCTGTCCTTTAGGCAACCAATGATGGCCTGATACTTGTCGGCCTGGTCCTGCAGCTGCGCCAAGCTCACCCCTGTGGGCTGTGCTGTGACCCCTGTGATGGTGCCTCTCTCACTCTCGACCACAGGCACCAGCCTGAGGCTGGCCTCCTGAGGAGCAGGTGGCGTCTGGTTGCTGACACGGTGCACCAGTGTCTTGATCGACCAGTACCGGCGCAGGCCTCCAGGCCGCGACTGCTGGCAGGCAATGGCTCCGCTCTGCGTCAGGCGGTGCAGCTTCCTGCGCATCTGGTCGTAGGCCTTGGAGCTCACTTTGAGCTTGAATACATCGGCCATGTCCTTGACCTTCATCTCATAGGGGCTGGCGTCCAGTAGGTTGATGATGTCCTGCGCGCTTGGTGACTTGCTCATGGTGTCCTCTCTCATGGTGTGGTGTGTGACTTGATGACGTTGAGACCGCCGCTATGCTCCAGCCAATCGAGGCACTTCTGCCGCTGGCTTGGGCTCATCTTGCTGAGTGTGGCGCGGTTGCTGTCCACTGCCCACGTGTTGAACTGCTCCACTGTGAGGCCTGCCTCCTCCAGCTCCTGAGCAATGCGGGCAGCAGCTGCCTGAGTGCTGGGCAGTGCGCGCCTGGTGGCCTGCTGTTTGGCTGCTGCGTTCCCGTCATCATCATCCTGCACCAAGCAAGCCACGGCAGCCAGGCTGTATCGGCGCAGGTAGCTGATGCAGCTGCCCAGCGCGTGACTGTCTCCCTTCTTGCCGATGGGCACAGATGCCACAGACCGCGACCACTGCCCTGAGCTGTGCCCAAGGATGGTGGTCAGGCTGACAATACCGTCAGCATAGTGAGGGTGCTGCTGGATGCTCAGGCCATGGACAGCAAACACAGGCCGCACTGCCTCAATGACGCTGGTGAGGGTGGCATACCTGGAGCGGTAGTGGGGGTTCTTGCCGTCCTTGTCTGCTCGCCCAAGGTGGCGCTGCGCATCTGCAAGCGCTTTGTGCAGCTCGTTCACTTGTTCGGATTGCTCATACATTGTCGGATGTCCTCTCGTTGTGGGCCTTCTGCTCAAAGCCCGTTCGGGTCAGGCTGGCGATGTGAATGAGTCCAGTGTCTGAGCCTGTACAGTCACTGTCTCGGTAGTAGAAGTTGATGCCGCGGGACCGGTAGCGGTTGAAGCCCGCTTGGGTCAGGGCAGAAGATAGGCTGAGTCCGAACCGCTGCGCGGACAGATTTAGGTCGATGGCTTGGGCAAACTCAGACACGGTGAACCGGTTGCGCTGGGTGCCCTTGTTGTGGTTGTACGCGCAGGCAGCGCACTGACTGAACCAGTCAGCATACTGGAAGACCCCGTTAGCCCTGCGCTGCAGTGCGCTCTCTTCAGCAGTCAGCCACCACTCAGCGCCCTCACTGTAGGCCGCGTATGCCTCCGCCAGCAGCTGCGCCCGGTACTTACGCAGCCAAGCAAGGCCTGCAGACTCACCACTGCACTGCACCACCCAGTACCGCCTGCTGCCTGTCCGGTCCCTGAGCACCGACTCCACCTCATTGGTGGTCATCGTGATGACGGTGTGCCGGCGGAACGTGCGCATCTTGCGACCGTAGGGAGGCCTGAACCGGTCCACTGCGCTGGTGATGAAGGCTTTGCGTGTCTCCTGGTCTGCTGTGCTGCTGCCAGACATCTCCGCGTCCTCATATATGAGAGCGCTGTATAGCTGTATATAACTGTCCTTATCCTTGATGTTAAATCGAGTGTCACTAAACAGCTCAGCCTGGCCGGGCCAGTCTGCCCACTCTCGCCAGACTGATGACTTACCCCAGCCCTGTGGAGCAGTGAGCACCATGCAGGTGTGTAGCTGGCAGCCGGGCGAGAAGAGACGCGCCATGAGTCCCACAGCCCACTTGCGCGCATAGGTGCGATAGATGGGCAGGTCTTCAGTCTGGCAGACCTCCATCAACCAGCGGTCAATCCGCGGGCAGCCATCCCACTCCTGCGCCAGCACATAGTCCTGCACTGGGTTCCGGCTGTGCTGCTTGCACACGTACTCTACAGCGGAGAACAACAACTCCTTGCCCAGCCTCCAGGTCCACTGGTATGCGCCTTCCATGTGGCACACTGTCCGCATCCACATGCCGTCATCGATCGGGTCGTGACCGTCCATCTCCCTTTCCCTGAAGCTGTCAAACCACAGATTAAAGGCACTGTCATGGGTGAGCATGGCCTGCAGGTTGCTGACTGTGTTCTGCACCTTTCCGGGTGTGCCGTCCTTCTTGGGTGGCGAGCGCTCCAAGTCGACCAGGCCCGGTGTAGAACTGGGCTGGTAGCTGTTCCAATAGGTCACAGCCTGAGGGGCGGAGTAGTACCGCGCCCTTCCGTCTGCTTCCCTGTGGAAGAAGCCGCTGCCCACACTTGTCCCACCAAACGGGCAGATGACGCGCAGGCGCTCACCAGGGCTGAGAGCATCAGCGAGCTGCTGCCATGAGCGACCGTCTGCCATGCGCTGAGACCGGAAGTCCACGTCGATGCTCTTGGCTTGCCGTGGTCGCTTCCTGCTCGGTACGGGGCTGGCCTTTGTCTGTGCCTTGTCATTGTCTGTGAGCTGCGCCTGCCTCTGCCACTGGTTGCGCAGTCGCCCAATGATGTCACCAGTAAGCAGGGTGTCACTGGCAGCGATTACCTCTACCTTCTGCAGCCTCCAGTCACACTTAGTATTCATGCTGCCTGGTGCACGAGCAAGCCGCGCCCCTACGTCATGGGTCCGGTCGTAGGCTTTGTGGTATGTCGTCAAGGGTGGGTGGAAGGTCTGCGCCTGCTCCGCTGCCTGACGGTTGCACTCATCCACAACAGCAGCGTGCAAGGCCTGCAGGGCTGCCTTCTCCTGCCTCATGGGCTCAGCCACTGCAAAGTGGAAGTGCCAGCCCCAACCGCTGCAGATGGTGAGGGTGGGCGGTGCAGCCATGACAGACTCAAGGATGCCACCAATGTCCTGCAGGAGCAGGTCAAGAAAGGCCTGCCTCTGGTCCTCGGGCATCTGGTACAGATGCTTCTTTCGGTCTGCTGCCTTGTCGGGCAGCACCTGGCCCCGTGCAAGTCGGGCAGCGTCCACCAGGCCGAGCAGGTCAAGGTCAAAGAATAGGCTGGTGACGCCCCTGCAGTTTTCGACTGAGCGGCCTCTGCCCTTGTTGTCCACTGCCCCACGATGGAAGTACCCGGTGCTGATGTAATCGCCACCCTTTAGGGCCTGCTCCACGTAGCAGCAGCCCTCTGGTGGGGTGGGCCACACTGCTCTCACGCGGGTGTCTGGATGCTGTGCGTTCATGTCTGTCCTCTCAGAAGGGTGCTGGGGGCCACCGCCAACTGTGCCGGTTTGTGAATGATGTGAATGGCAGCCCCCAGCGGTAATCATGCAGTCTCTCGGTACTGCGCATCAATGAAGGCCTTGCCCAGCTCGGTGGCTTGCACCAGCTTGCGATGGAGGTGCGGCCTGTCTATCTGGACAAGTTTGAGCTGTTGCAAGCGCGTCCAGCTCCGGCGGGCAGTCTTCTCTCTCATCTTCACAGATGACGAAACGTGCCAAGCCATCACACGCGCGCTGCCATGGTTGCACACAAGCACATCCAACAGGGTGATGCATGAGGCAGACAGCGAACCCAGCGCCATCAGTCAGCCCCTGCCATGCGCTGCAGCTGCTGGCGTTCAATGCGTGCCTGTAGGTCTGTGGCCACCATGGGACTGACTACCTGTGACAGATACTCAGGCACTGTGAGGCCAGCGAGGGCAGCAGCTGCTCTGAGGTCACGCGTCAGGCGCATGGTGAGACGGGGCCGGAAGTTGCTGAGGTCTTCAGACATCTGTGCCTTCTCCCTTCTCCAGCTGGATGGCAACGTGTGCCACCTCGCCACAGGTGTACTGCACTACTTGGTGGGTGCGTTCGAGTCGGGCATACAAAGCCGCAGGGCTCAGGTCACGCATCTCTACCATCAGCTTGGCGTGGTACTGCTCCAGCTTCTGGAGCTGGTGCACCATCTCCTCTGCGTGGGTTCGTCCGTGTTCGCAATAGTGGTTCATGTCCATGGGTAGCTCCTACAGGCTCATCACGAGGAAGAGAAGAGAAAAGATGAGGATGGCGCCTGCTGCGTCTTCGAGTGCGGGCATCAGGACACCAAGCCGCTGTTGGCGTCTGCGTTGACTGCGTTGACAGTCCAGGCCGTGATGGCGCGCGCAACATCAGCAACGGGCATACCCTTGGTAGGGAACCGACGGCGCAGGGCTGATGACTGTGGGTGACCAGTAGACCACTGCACAATTGCTGCAGCCTTTGTGAAGGTCACCCGTACTGATGGTTGACCGCGCTGACTTTTCTGAGCTTTCGGAAGGCTCATAAAGGGCATCGGATTGCCACGTCGGTCACGCAGACCCCAGATGACTGCAGACCAGTTGCGCGGGCACTGCTCCGTCATTGCCGTGTGCACTTCCTCCATGATTGCTTCCATGCACATGCCGACAGACCAGCGGGTAGGCATGAAGTCCAGGCGGTTGGGGGTCTGCTTTGCTTCGGTTGACATCGTTGCTCCTTGGTACTTACGGTACACAGTGTACCACATGTACCACAGGTACCACCCAAGAGAAATGTCATAGTTCGGTCACAGGCCCTACCCCTTGACGCGTCCAGCCCCCCACTCTCTACCATCCCCTACTCATCGGTGATATGGTAGGTGGGGGGGGTGTTAGTAAAAAAGCTACTTACGAAAAATACAGTGTATAAACTTGCAAGTACGTTTTGGCCTATACCCCCCTCAATCCTTCAGAACATACTGATAGCGGCTATCGTAGAGAGGGGGGGGATTGACACGTCAACCAGACCACAAACGACAGAGGTGACATGTGAATTACCAAACTATGACACAGGAGCAGCTGCTTGGGGCTGTGGCCAGGCTCGCACCTGAGGCCATCAGCTGCATTGAGCAGACCCTCCAGGGAACCAACAGCCCGAACAAGGCCCAGATGGATACGGCTTGGCGCGTGCTGGAGTGGAGCAAGGAGGCTGCAGCAGCCAGGGCAGAAGCAGCAGCGGACACCCCAGCAGTGGAGGAGCTGCGCAACGTGCTGCAGCTCGTCGACAAGTGGTGAGGCTGTAGGACAAGTGTGGGACACTGTGGGACAGTGGTACGGTGTCCGTGAGAGGACACCATGAGCACCTACATACCGCCGAGCATCCCCACCGAGCTGCACCCCAAGGTCAGCGGCCTGGTGGGTGACCCTGCTGCCTTCTGCCGTCTGCATCAAGTGCAGGACAAGGAGAGCAAACGCGCCATACCCTTTGAGCCTTTGCCTATGCAGGTCAAGATATTCAATGCGGTCAAGCGCGGGCACAAGCGTATTCTGGTCATCAAGGCCAGACAGGTAGCAGCAACCACGGCCTGCAAGATGGTCCTCCACCAGCAGTGGATGGCCACCCCAACCGCTGCACTGTTTGCCTTGGTGTCACTACGGGCAGAGTCAGCCACGGCACTGCTGGACGATAACCGCCGCTGGATGTACCACCCTCCATCCATCCTGCAGCGCAAGCTGGACACCAGAGCCAGGGGTGAGCTGCGCCTGGCTGACACCGGGGCCACACTCAAAGCGTTCACCAGCCGAAGCGGTACAGGCCTGCGCAGCTTTAGCCCCAAGGCTGTGCTGCTGTCAGAGTTTGCCTTTGCACTTGACCAGGAGGAGCTGCTTGCGCAGGCACTGTCTGCTGTGGGTGAAGGTCTGCTGATGATTGAGTCTACCGCCAACAACCCAGGGGACCGGTTCAGTGAGCTCATCGCAGGCGCACCAGAGAACGGCTGGCACCTGTTGTCTCACTGGTGGTGGGAGGAGCCACGCTACACAGACCCGGTTGACGCTGACTTTGAGCGGACAGAGGAAGAGGTTGAGCTTGCCCAGGCATACAGCCTGACTGACGGGCAGCTGTCATGGCGCAGGCGCTACATGGCAACACTCGGGCCGTACAAATTCCGCCGCGAATACCCGGCCAACCTTGACGACTGCTTCCTCGGTAGAGAGGGCGGATACTACGGTGAAGAGGTCCTGCAGGACATCCACGTCATTGAGCATGAGCTGCATGGCAGCAGGCATGGGCGAGAGATTGAGGCGCCCCACCCACATGACCGCTATGTCATGGGCGTAGACATAGGCGGCGGGGTGGGTGGCGACTATTCCGCGCTGTGCGTCATCTCCGTCAGCACCATGCAGCCGGTTTACACCGAGCGCAACAACAAGGTCACCCCAGCAGCTTGGGCACACCGAGCCATCCAAGTGGGCACCAGGTACAACCAGGCGCTCATGCTGGCTGAGTCGAACAACCACGGGCACGCGTTCCTCTTGGAAATCACCCACTGCGGCTATCGTCACCAGTGGCGAAACCCACAGGGCAGGCCCTGGGTGACCACACTGCAGAGCAAGCTGGAAGCCTTTGACACCCTGAGGGAGTCCCTGCAGGTCGTCAAGGTCATGGACCGCGTGTCTTGGATGGAGCTGCGCAGCCTGACCATCCCACCGGGTAAGGTGGCACCAGAGGCTCCAAGGGGCGCATATGATGACAGCGCTATTGCCATGGCGTTAGCATTCCGCTGCCTAAGAGATATTCCGTCCTCTTGGCGTACTCATGCGATACAATCGGGCCGTACTCGGATCGATGACCTCATCCAATCCAGCCGGGCCAGGCGTATCCGGTCCTCCGGCCTGCCCTTCTGAGAGAGTCCCACATGCTGACCCCTGAGCAGTGCCAGTCTATCTGTGAGCAGCATGACCTCTATTGGGACGGTCGACGCGATGAGATGAGGGAGCTGCGTAACCTCTACATGACGCAGTTCTTCCAGCACAACCAGCCTGTGCTTGATGGCATCCTGCGCACCGAGGTCCCCAAGGCATACGCCGTGGTTGAGTCGTACCTGGGCAGCTTGTACGCCAAAAACCCAGCGGTCGAAGTGCAGCCAGACATCAGGGGCAGAGGCAACGCTGAGGTGGCTGAGGCCTGCGCCAATCAGTACCTGCTTACCATCCGTGAGCAGCTGGAGGACGCTACCCGCTTGGCTCTCATCTATCCCTCAGGCTTCTGCAAGCTGGCACCAGTCATGGGGGCTGACCCCCTGAAGCGTGTGAGCTGCGCAGCACTGCCTCCTTGGGAAGTCATCGTCGACGCCACATCAAGCAGCTGGGAGCAGCAGCGCTATGTGGGGCACGTCTACCTGATGCCACTGCTGGAGGCTGCTGAGCGCTACAGCAAGGGTGAGGATGAGCTGCGCGCGCGTGCCTACTCCAAGTGGATTGAGGCCGCGACCATTGCAGGTAAGGACCAGATGATGGGTCTGGGTGACCCCACCCAAACGCCACCAGAGGAGCAATGGGTCAGGGTGGTGGAGCTGTACGACATGCTCAATGACGCCCTGGTAGTCTGGTCGCCAGACTACGCCAATGGGCAGGCCCACCTCTTCGAAGGTGTGCAGGTTCAGGTTGGGGCGCTTGACCCTGACGCAGCTGCAGACCAGGAGCGGCCTGACGCAGAGGTGGAGCATGAGACCACAGGCATCCCCTACAAGACGGCCAACGGTCGGCCCGTGGTGCCCATCATCCCGCTGTATTTTAGCCGCGACCCTGACACCCCGCTTCGGGGCTACTCGCTTATCCGGCGCAGTGTGGACCAGTTCCGTGAGCTAAACGTAATGCGCACCTACCAAGCCCAAGGTGTGCGGCGCATGGCCCGGCAGTGGATGGTTCGTGCTGGCTTCCTGTCAGAAGATGGGGCTGCCAAAATCTCCCAAGGCCTTGACGGTGAGTTTGTAGAAGTGGACCTGCAACCAGGTCAACCGCTGGAGGGCAACATTATGCCGGTGCCTCAGGCCCCCATACCTGCAGATATTAGCTTTTATGCTCAAACGGTACAACAGGACATCAACGAGGCAGGGCTACTGGCACCGTTCACCCGCGGTGAGGTGACCAAGAGCACAGCCACAGAGCAGCAGCTGCTGGCCGCTTACACGTCAAGTGAGGTGGGTAGGATGGCTAGACAGCGCGATGCTGTCATCACCACCATTGCCAAGACATACAACATCATGCTGAGCGTAGTGCTTGGAGATGAGGCAGAGCCCCTGAGCTTGCCCAACCCAGTAGGCCCTACCATCCTGTCAGCCGATGACCTGACAGGTGACTTTAGCTATTGGGCAGTGGATGCTGGCACCACGCCCATGAGCGACCTGGCAAAGCAGCAGGCTTTGGAGCGCCTTGCGCCCCTGTTGCTGCAGCTCGGTGCAGACCCACAGCAGGTACTTGCTGAGCTGGTCCGCACATACCAACTTCCTGAGTCCTTTGCTGAGATTGTCGAACCTGCCCCTATGGCTCCTGAGCAAGGCGCTGCCCCGCTACCGTTCCCTGTTGCTGGGGGCATGACCCCAGAAGGATTCTGACCATGCCTATGATTATCGCTGACGCTCCCACAGACATGCCGGCTGACTTGGCTGCTATCGCTGAGCAGCAGGACACCCTCATTGGTGAAGAGATGGCTGACCTGGTGCCCCGCCCTGAGCGGCCCTACTCCGCCAAGGTCTACACGGCTTTGGCCAAAGCCATTGCCCAAGCCGCAGCAGTCATGGGG